GCAGGCGTCAACATCGCAGCACGACTCGAACCCAGTGTGCTCGCACAGTTGCGGGACTGGCTTGATGCGCATGACGTGTGAACCGATCGGTTTCGATGGGCATGGCGCACCACTGTACGAATGGCAGGTAGACGATGCCAGCAAGAGGCAGACCCTGGGACAGGGAAAGAGCAGCATTCAAAGCTGAATGCCGGGCGGCCAACTCACCATGCTGGCTCTGCAACGGGCGGCTCGGACCAATCGACTATGACTCGCCATACGACTCGACGAAGCGCAACAACTTAGCGTTCACCGTTGATCACGTTGAACCGACATCGCTCGGCTCTGACCCCATGCGAAAAGCACTATGGCGACCGGCCCACTCTTTTGCAATACAAGTCGCGGCAACACCACACGCGGCTTGTTCCCTACAAGCAGGCAGTGGTAGCCGACCAACAAACAACACAACAGAGAAACCCCCGCGCTGCTCTAACAGCCGGGGGCATGACCGACTTATGAGGAGTCGATATGAGCAACCGTACCTGCAACGTAGACAAGTGCAACAAGCCCGGCACGGCGCTCGGCATGTGCAACCTGCACTACCAGCGCTACATCAACGGACGCCCCCTTGTTCAGGAGGCCAAGCCCGTATACGCCTACTGCACCGTAGACGGATGCACCCTGCCAACAAGATCGAAGCACGCCTCGATGTGCATGAAGCACTATCACCGCCAGTACCGCCACGGCAATGCTGACGCGGTAGCTACTCGCTCGAACATCAGCGTTAGCCACGGTCGGAGATACAAGACCAAGTACAACCCGAGACACCCACTCGCATCCAAACATGGCATCGTCTACGTACATCGCATGGTGCTGTTCGACGCCATCGGCTACGGTCCACACCCATGCCATTGGTGCAAGACGCCAGTCAACTGGGGCCCCAAGGGTTCGCCCGATGAACTGCAACCCGATCACCTCAACGGATACGGCGACGACAACGAGATAGACAACCTGGTTCCCTCGTGTCGTTCATGCAACATCGCACGCGCAGGACAGGCGCGCTCCGCCGCTCTGCGCCAGGCCGGCTGGTGGTCTGAGCACGACACCATCGCCGCACTTCGAACCCAGTCGCGAAAGAGCAAAGTTGAAGACAACTGAAGCCTCATTGCCCAACCTCAAAGGGTAGGGGGCAGGGCTTAGATCCGCACAGGGCGGTGGCCCTCCGGGGCGGCAACCTTTTTATTCGCGACAAAATAATGACCTCTGAGGCGGTGCGTGGTGCCGGTTTTCGATGATGTGTCGGACGAGTTGGACCGGCTTGAGGTTCAGGGTTGGCAGCGTTCGGTTGCTCTTGCTTTGGCGTCTGCGCTGGATGAGAAGGCGAATGCGTCGATGGCTTCGGAGTTGCGTGCGTTGATGGCGTCGGTTGGTTCGAAGGCTGTTGTGAAGCCTGCTGCTGTGGTTAGTGATGATTTGAAGAGTCAGCGGGAGAAGCGTCGTGCCGAGTCTCGTTCTGCCAAGAGTTCGTAGCGTTCCGAAGTATGGGTTTTCGTCTGGTGTTGAGGCGATTGAGTTGGCGGCGTCTGCTGGTCTGATTTTGGATCGTTGGCAGCGTGAGGCTGTGATGGATATTTTGGCTGAGAAGCCGAGTGGTCAGTGGTCGTCGTTTGAGGCTGCTCTGATTTTGCCTCGGCAGAACGGCAAGAACAGTGTTCTTGAGTGCATCGAGCTGGCTGGTTTGTTTCTGTTTGGTGAGCAGCTCATCATTCACACGGCGCACGAGTTCAAGACTGCGCAGGAAGCGTTTCGGCGTATCCGCAGCCTGATCGAGAACACTCCTGAGTTGTTTGACCAGTTGAAGAACGATGGTCGTTCGAACGGGATTTTGACTGGTGCCGGCAATGAGGGCATCGAGTTGAAGACGGGTCAGCGTCTCCGGTTTCTGGCAAGGTCGGGTAACTCGGGTCGTGGGTTTTCGTGTGACCGTCTGATTTACGACGAAGCGTATGACTTGCCGGAGGAAACCATCGCGGCGTCGTTGCCTACGATGTCTGCTCGCCCGAATCCGCAGCTTCTGTACACGTCGTCGGCGGCGCTTGATAAGTCGATTGTGTTGAAGTCGGTGATGAAGCGCGGTCGTGAGGGCGGCGACAAGAACCTCTGTTACATCGAGTACAGCGCTGATCCGAAGGCTGATCTCGACGATCACAAGGCGTGGCGTGATGCGAACCCTGGCACTGAGGCTGGGCGTATCCGTATTGACTTCATTGAGAAGGAACGTTCGGCGCTGTCGGAGGTTGCGTTTGCTCGTGAACGTCTCGGGATTGTTGATGAGTCGCAGGGTGCGACGGTCATCGATATGGATGTGTGGGAGCAGCGCGCTGATGCGTTGTCGTCTCCGCTTGATCCGGTGGCTTTCGCTATTGATGTGAACCCGGATTCGTCGTTTACGTCGATTGCGGTGGCTGGTCGTCGTGCTGATGGTCTTGTGCACACTGAGGTGGTTGAGCGTAAGCGTGGCACTGGCTGGGTTGTTGACCGTGTTGAAGAGTTGGTTGCTAAGTGGTCGCCGTTGTCGGTGACGTTGGATGCGATCGGTCCGGCCGGTTCGCTGTTGCCGGCTTTCTCGGAACGTGGCCTTGAGATCGATGTTGTGTCGATGACTCAGTACGGGCAGGCGTGTGGGCAGTTCAAGACGTTGGTGGATGATGACCGGCTCCGGTTCAAGGAGCAGTCGGGTTTGACTGCGGCTCTTGAGTCGGCTCGTAAGCGCCCGCTTGGTGATTCTGGCCTGTGGGGTTGGCATCGCCGCGACACGACGGACATCACGCCTTTGGTCGCAGTCACCCTGGCTACGTATGCGTTTTCTCGGAATTTGGCTCCGGTTGAGCCTGAAGACAATACCGTTCTCGTTTTTCGTTGATCTTGATTGGAGATCCGTTGGACATCTCCACGAGTATCAATCTCAGTGTCACTGAGCGTTCACTGTTGAAGAATTTGAAGGACACCCTTGACCGGTCGAGGGCTCGCACGTCGACTCTGAATGACTATTACGAGGGTGAGCAGAAGCTTGAGCAGTTGGGGCTTTCGATCCCTGACGAGCTCAAGGATTTTGCTGTCATCCTCGGGTGGCCGCGGACGACGGTCGATTCTGTGGAGCGTCGCCTGGATGTGCAGGGTTTCCGGCTTCCGGGTAAGTCTGCTGATGCTTCCTTGTGGGAGGTTTGGCAGTACAACAACATGGATGAGCGGCAGACGTTTGCCCACACGGATGCGTTGGCTCTTGAGCGGTCGTATATCTGTGTCGGGACGAATGAGCAGGATCATCATTTCCCGCTGATCACGGTCGAGTCTCCTATGGAGATGGTTGCGATCCGTGACCCGCGGACGCATCGGGTCATTGCCGCTTTGCGGTCGTACGATCCGGGCGGCGTGGATGGTCTTTCGCCGGATCAGCGCATCACCCTCTATTTCCCGAACCGCACTTTGTGGCTTCGTCTGAATAACGGCAAGTGGGAGAACGAGTTCGAGCCTGACGTTCACAACCTTGGCACCGCTCCGGTTGTGGTGATGGTGAACCGGAACCGTGCCACTCGCCGTAAGGGGTCGATCCTCGAGGGTGTCTCGGAGATGTCGGACATTATCCCGATCGCCAATTCAGCGTCTCGGGCGGTCACGAATGCGCAGTTGGCGCAGGAGACGATGGCAGCCCCGCAGAGGGGCGTCCTGGGCGCTACCAAGGGTGATTTCATCGGTGCCGATGGGCAGCCGTTGTCGGCTTGGCAGGCATATTTCGGTTCGGTCTGGGCGATGTCGAACAAGGACGCGAAAACGTTCCAGTTTGATGCTGCGGACCTGTCCAATTTCGAGAACATCGTGAACATGTACGCCCGCCTCGCTTCTGGCGTCACAGCGCTCCCGGTGGAGTATTTCGGTTTGAACACTCAGAACCCGCCGTCTGCTGATGGACAGCGTGCAGGTGAGACACGGTTGATCAAGAACGCCGAGCGTAAGCAGGTCGGGTTCGGCCATTCGTGGGAGTCGGTGCAGCGTCTTGTGATGCGGTTCCGTGACGGCGTTTGGGATACCGATGCACGTCAGCTTGAAGCGATTTGGCGTGATGCGGGTACTCCGACTGTGGCTCAGATGACTGATGCGGTTGTGAAGCGTTTCCAGGTCGGTTTGATCGATTGGGAGACAGCGCAGGAGCGGTTGGGTGAGACTCCGGCCGCTATCGAGCAGATGAAGGATCGGCGTGCTGCTGATTCGGATGCTGCTCTTGGTTTCGGAGTGCAGGCGGCAACTGAGGCGGTCTAATGGTTTCCCCAGCGGATCTCGCGGACGCACGCCAACGCCGACTCATCGAGATCAACGCGCTTGCCACCACGAGGGCGCTGAGGGCATGGTCGCAGGTTGACTATGACGACTTGGACGGTTCGTGGGCTGCTCTGGCACCGCAGATTGTGGGGCAGGCGACTGGTGCGCAGCTTGCTTCGGCTCGAGGTGCGGATTCATACACATCGCAGTTTGCGAAGTCGTACGACTTCGATGCCTCGAGCTCGCAAATAATCCCGGAAGCGTTCGCTGGTGTTGATGGTGCTGGTCGTGATGTCGAGGGTGTCCTTTTCGGTGCTGTGACGACCACGAAACAGGCCGTTGGCGCAGGCCTGGGCCGCACTCAGTCGCTCGAGGCCGGTGCAACGTACCTTGCCGCGATTATGAAGACGGTCATTTCTGATCTTGGCCGCGCTTCGGACATCACCGCAGCTACTGGGCGTTCGTACACCCGTTATGTGCGGGTTGTGTCGCCTGGTGCGTGCTCTCG